AACGAATACCCAGCAAGTGGGAGCGTATTCGCTACCGGAATGTTCTCTTTGATAAAAAGATTAGGGTTAACATAGCGAGAACGAACCCAGGCGAGTGCCATCCCATAAACGTACTGAGTGAAGCTCCCCCCTGACTGCATATTCAAAATATCATAATGGCAATGAGCGCCATTAGATGCGCCTGTGGAGCCAACGTACCCGATAGGTTGCCCACGTTTTACCCAATCACCGATCTTTACGAGAGGCGTTTCTTTCATGTGAGCTAACCGATGGTAGTATGGCATATATTTTATTCTTTTACTTCTTCAACAAAAATGTCTGCTCCTGGAAAACGCTCAGTATACATTGCTACACGCTTATCTGCTTCTGCCTGATCTCTACAAAGCGTTATCAACTCACGTGGGTTGCCCGTCTCGCTAACGGATATGACTCTTACGCGGAGAGTAGTGTTCATATTTATCGTCAATAATTCGTTTTATTTGCTCCATCACTTCCGTGTTGGCTTTAATGTTTTCTGCCATCCCCCCCATAGTTTTCGTGTTCGTATTAAGGGAATCGCTGAACTTGTCAAAAATTTGAAGGAGTCTCCAACAGACTCCTCCTACCACGACAACGCTACCCAGAGCAGGGCCGAGGGCAGCGAGACCCTTTAATACTTCATCCCCCATATTACTTGGTTTTACTTAGAGAGATTTTACCGCTTGCACGAAGACGACCTGAGATGGCTAGAACTACACCAAGCATGCCGCACAAACTTGCGATGCCTTCAACGACAGCCTGAGCTTCGTCATTATGTACGTCAACTCCGAACAGCTTTAATACTGCAAGCAATGTAGGAACTACGGTGAGCAAAGTCCCGCGGACTGTGCGAGAATCGAGCCACCATTTTTCTTCAACTAGTTCAACCGGTACATCCTGAACCTCCGTATTTTCAGAGAGTTCTTCTGGCATATGATTATGGGTTTGCCGAGATCACAGTCGCTTTAACATCAGAAGAACCTGCGTCAAAAGATCCGGTAGCATTCGTATTACGGTAGATAAAACGAATAGTGTCCGCCGAAGAGACGTAGCAAAGAATCGAGGCGGACGAAGTTGTGCCAGCTAAGTCACCAGTCACAACCGTTGCGGAACATGCATCACCCAAAGATGCTCCAGTGATGGTCATGTTTGAACTGGTAGCGATGCCAGCGGGCAAAGAGTCTACATTGATCGTGGTTGTAGCGCTCCAAACTTTATCAAGCTGAGTACCGCCGCCAAGAGTAAAGTAACTAACATTCAAAGTGGTAATCGTCGCGAGGGTAACAAGCGCGGTACCGATGGTGAGGCCAACGGCAGCAAGAGCCTTGACGACAGCATTTTCACGGAGTGGGAGAGGCATAAGTGTAGTTTAAGATTAAGTGTAATTAGATTGTATCATATTCTGCGTACGTATTAAAAGCATGCAGTTTTCTATTTGGCTGCAGACCCCATTTTAATATCAACTTCTTCAAATTGAAGTTCGACAATTCTTGAAGGATCTTTGGCAGAGATGTGCTCATTATCGACGACAAGGAACTTTCCAGTCTTCATATCTTCAACCACATCGGAGGCGCGAAGTGTTCTACTCTGTTCTTTCGGAACATGAATACCATCGCCAATGTCAACTCCTTCTACGGGGTAGCCAGCAGAGGAGAATGCTTCTGCTTCCGCTTTAACGTCAAACTGAAAATAGGACTTTGTTTTAAGTAATGGCATATTTTGTAGCTAAGTATAAAATTACCTGATTGTGCTCAGCGCTTGTGAGTGCTCGTGTGTAGATAATGATTTCAGAAATACTCCCTTCAAAGTCCCATGTTGGAGAGTCTACGTAGTAGTCGCCGATTCGAAAATAGGTCGAAACAGGTGCTGTTGCGGGGACACTTCCAGTAAAGGACAGGGTCTGTTGGACACCCTTTTCGTAAAGTTTGAAGCGGTTGGCATCGCCCGTGAGACTCCCATCAAAGACGGTCGAACGATACGTCCAATTCGTGTTTGAATATGGCGAGTACAAGTTATAGTTCGACGCGTCGCTATAGTTGTATGCGATGCTAGTTACGACCTGATCTGTAATGGCGGCATTTTCGACAGAGAAAGAGATGGTATTCTGAATAACACTAGGACGCTTTTCGACGATAAAAAAAGTCCAGCCTGCAACACCTGACAGATTGCTCATGTTGCCAGCAAGCTGATCTCGGTTCGCCGAAGTGAAAACAATCTCTGGCAAAGAGTTTGATCCGCTAGCGGCGGAATAAAGTGGTTGACGACCTGCTGTAACTTGAACAGCATGGTTCCCATTCCCACTCTGATCTGCCCAAGCTGAAACATCACTTCCGTTCAAAGTGATCCCGCGCCCTGCGTCAAGCCAGAGACCTAGACCTGCCAACTGCGTAGGCAAGAAGCTCCCACCATTAGAAGCTCCAGTTCCAATAAGCAGTAGATGACTCATAGCCCGTAGCGAAGATTCAAATATGCTCGAACAAGAGTCTGATCACCGGCACTCAAGTTTGAAGATGTCACAATAATCTCACAAATTCTGCCTTGCCAGAATCCACCAAGAATATCAATGCGATAGCCAATGCCTGATTTATTGCCAAAGCTTGCAGGAGAAACAGGAGCTCCAGATGCGATGGGCGTTTTAGTGGCTCCACTCACGTCAGCCGTATGTGCCCCAGGCAACCCAACTGCTGAGCCTGTGTTGTTGACAATCCATGCTTCAAACAAAGAGTTTTGGAAGGCATCGGAAATACCAACTAAGTTTCCAGACGAATAGTTAAGGCCAAAATTATAGACCGTGTATCCTGCAAAATTGATAACCTCAAAGTCGATCGCATTCGATCCATTACTTGCCTCGAAGATGGCATTAGCTGTACCTACGACACTGGCAGCATCATTCTTAAAAACGATGATGAGCGCACCCGTCGTATTGAACCCGAACCCTGCACCATCAAGATTTTGCGTGGTTCCATTAAAGGTTAGCGCCGGAGTCCCATTCGCTCCAGAGCTTGCGTTGTACCCAGGCTGTGCAATGGCTACAGCTTGAGTAAAGTCTCTTCCGTTGCCAGATTGATCTGCCCAAGCAGATACATTGCTTCCATTAAGCGTGATGCCCAAATCTGATCGTAGCCAAAGCTGAAGGTTTGGTAAAACTAATGGTGAAAAATTAACACCATTCGTCTTACCTATACTCATCAAAGCTAAATGGCTCATAAGGTCTTAGACCTCAATATACATTACCCAAACACCAGTAGCTGATCCTGCACCTGTCGTCGCGCTCAAACCTTCACCTTGGTTTGTCTGCATCAGACCCACCTGATCAGCGTACTCATACGGAATGATTGGTGGCGCTGCGCCTCCATTGGCCGCATTCGCAATCAATGGATAAATAGCTGTCCCAGCTCCGGATGGTTTTGTGTTAAAGGTGAGTGTTGTAGCTGTACCACCTGCTAAACAAGAATAACCCAAAACGCGGATGCTCTTCTTAGTAACTGCGGCAACGATGCTCGAGTCAGTTTGACCCGCTGAGATGTTTGCGAAAGCAGTTTTAATAACGTAATTTTGTCGTTTGAATCCACTCATATTTTTTATAGATGATTAAAATCTTTCTTGAGTATATCACCTATGACCAAGATGTCGTAGGTTCTGCTCTGTCTGTCCAGATGGACGTAGGTTCGGATCTATCTGACCAAGAGGACACTGGCTCCGTACGAGGAGTCCACCCAGCTACAACAAGGCTGCCAGATGAAAGCAGCCCACCATATTCTTCACTACCATAAGAAGCTTCGCCGTACATATTAAGCTACGTGAAAAGCGTAGGCGTTCGTATCAGAGTCCCCAGAGGAGTTCTGAGCTGATCCTGAATACCCCTCGAACTCGACATAATCAGACGCTGAGAAGTTATACAGAGTACTCACGTTACAATGTTCTGGTGAGGAGCTGTTACCCTGTTTCTGAGAAGCTAAGACCGTTGTTCCGTTCAATTTAATACGAACACCGTTCGAGACGTTCGCACTGATTTTGAGCGATGCACCGACCATATATTTACCCGCGTGTGTGAATGTTATACGTGAGTTATTTGTAACAGTGTCGTGCATCGTGTCCGTATCAAAATCCTCTCCCGCAAAAGCCAGAGCAGCCCACGTCGTGTTAAGGGAAGTTGTCCCGGTTTGTTTAATACGACAAGAGTAGTCAGCAACGCCGCCGCCCGAAGGGGTCTGCCACGTTGGCAGCGCCCCAGCACCGTTTGACGTGAGAACTTGTCCGGACGTACCTAAACTAGCTAGGGGCTGAAACGCGCCCGTAGAAGTCGTCCCGCCGCAGATGACTCCATAAGCCGTCGCCGAGGTAAGGTTTGTTCCTCCTTTTGCAACCGTCACTTGAGAGGATAGAGCCGCGTCGGTTAACTGCCCGCCACCGGCTGAGTTGGTGTGGTTGTGAGTCGCGTTCGTGAAGCTTGCAATCGTCGGTGTCGTGAGAGTCTTGTTCGTCAAAGTCTGTGAGTCTGTGTCGCCCACAAGCGCCCCAGAAGGAGCGGTAACAGCCGAAAGTACCCCAGAAGTTAGCTTTGCAATTCCAGTCGCTGAGGCACGTTTAATCGTCTTCCCACCAGTACCGGAAAACAAAGCGACTTCAGAATCTACAGACACGGAACCGGTAGAAGAAACGTCGCCACTCCCTGCAGGAGTAGCCCATGTTCCATCGCCACGCCAGTAGGTTGAGGAAGACGCACTCGTTCCACTGTTTAAGTTCGTTACCGGAAGGTTCCCTGTAACTTGAGTAGCTAGATTGACATTGGAAAGAGTGTTGCTTGCGCCATTGATTGTTTTGTTTGTGAGTGTTTGAGAATCCGTATCTCCAACAACTGTTCCGGAGGGCGCTGTCTTCAAAGCCCATGCGTCTAAGGCCGTGCTCCATGCTTGCACATCTGTGCCGATTACAAGTCCAAGATTCGTGCGTGCACCGGAAGCAGACGACGCACCGGTTCCTCCGTCAGTAACTGGCACGTCTGTACCTCCAACGGAATAAAATGTAGTCAACAAATCATCGATCATCTTTTTCGTGATTCCGAGAATCATTGAATACGTTTTACCCGATGTATTCTTTGTTGAGGCAGACGTTCCTTCCTGCGCGCGTGTAACGGTAAGCGTATCCGTAGAGATGCCTGTAACGCGAACAATCTCAACATTCGGGTCATCGGACGGGTTGGCGTAATCCGTAGAGTTCCACCAGACAACATTAAAAGCACCAAGCAGCCCTGGGTCAGGGAACTTTGACCCGCCTCCGCTAGTCAAAGCGATGCTCGTAGCAGCCGCACTGTAACCTGCTGAGACTGTTGCTTTCGCGAAATTTTTTGCTGGGTCTAATGCCATATTATTTTATCGATAACTTCGTTGACGAGGAATGATTCTTTGACGGGCTGCACGGTCTCTATTGGCTGACAAAACTTCAATCATATGTTTCATACCATCTTTCCCATCTCCGCCTGGGCGACCGAATATACGGCGCTCAAGTCGATTCGCTTTCTGATACATTTCTTCACTGTCGCAATAATCCATCGCTGCTCCCATGGAAAGGACTTGGTGAATGAGTGGATTCAGATTTGGAGAGTCAGAACCACTCGACAGATCTGTCACATCTTCCATGGTTTCGATAGCAAGCCCTGCGGTTACATTGGCCGAAGGTACGGGATAGATGAAGATAGAATTATCAAATTCGCGAAAAACTGGAGAAGCTTCGGAACCACGTGAAATCGTGCCATTTTCAAAAGCCTCACGCGTTTCCTGATCGTCAATGCGCTCAGCATAAACAAAGTTACCAGAACTCGAATACTTAATAGCCACACGATTTAATGCAACCATGCTTGTCGGCAAAACGTATTCGGACTGACCAGAGACTAAGTTCGTTGTAGATTTTTCTCCGCTGAACTCCCAAATTCCAGTTGCTGCCATAACCCAACCAGTGACTGTTCGTAGCCACTTATTCAATGCCAACGTAATACTCGGGGACGGATAATCCGATGTAGTGAGCGTCAGAGATATGATTTGCAGAACGTCTGCTTGGAGTTGGGTAAGAGTCATATACGTTAGAACGGTGAACGATCCATCGGTGAAGATGGATCGTCGAACCCTTACAGCGTAAGCATGTTTGGGTTAAAGACGCCGACTGTATCAATGTACACTGCGTTTGGAACGACAGTTGCGTCATCGAAGTCAGTCGTAGCGCCGACAAAGTTTCCAGTACCGGTTGGATTCACAATTGCGAATCCGATAACCGCAGCGTTAGCCGGGAGAGTTGGGAACACCACATCGGCGAGAGTCGCGCCTTCGGTGCCCATAGCAGTGACTGGAGTAGAGCCGGTCGTGTACACAACGAACACGTTGAATTTCGCGTTCGTAACGGTACCAGACACGGCATATTCAGCGGTGGTGGTTTTCTTGAGAACACCGTTTGAGAAGGTATAAACAGTGTTAGCAAGCTTGAGGGCTTTCTTGGAAGAAGAGCCGATAGTCAAGCCACCAGAGGAAAAGTTACGGTCAATCAATGCAGATTGAATCGTCTGAAGAGTGGACTGTGCAGATTGCTGCGAAGTCCAGGTTGTCAGAGCGACAGTTTTGTTTGTAGCCATATGGAATCATTATAGCTTAGCGTGAGAATTCTCGCGCAGCAGCTTTATTGTTTTTTAGATTCAATGGATGCTCATTCACGATTTGGTTGTCCTGACCGTATGTATCAGAGATCATCTGAGCTACTTGTTCAGGTACAAATTGGAACACGCCCTTCCGGATATAGAATCCGAAACCATTGATATTATACGATTGAGTTGCATCCTTTGCTTCGTTCTCGGCGCGAGGAATCATGGTCTTAACGAGAACTTGTGCAGCCAAAGCTTCGCGAGTTGCAATTGCTTTTTCCCGCAATTGGAAGCGACGATCTTCGATCAGGTCGCCAATCATCTCTTCATCAGGAGATACTGCCGTTTTTTCAACGGAAGTCTCTTGTACCTTTTTCTTTCCAGAGTTTTTAGCTGGAGCCTTTACAGGTTCCAGTGTCTCTTCTGGAATTTCATCAAATTCTTCATCGTTTCCAGCGTCCGCTTGGCTTGTATTTTCGAGTTCAGGCTTCGCGTCTTTCACGTCGTTGGATGCGTTTGCTTTCTTAAATTCTGGGATAGCCATATGTTTGGTTTATTTTAATCTAAATGGGGAGGCTGTTACACCTCCCCTGGGGCTTAGCTTACAGCGTGTTCAATGCGAACGAGCCAATTATCATTCAAGATCTTGGCAACGAAGTAACCTTTCCAACCATGCGTAGAGCGTTGGTCGAGAGGGTCAGCGGTACCGGCAGAACCGATAGGCTTCGTGATCGTTTGAAGAGCTTTGCCTGCGACACGAGTGACGCCGTATGCATTAGCAGCAATAATCAACGTGGCATACACGTCGATAGAGCTGAGACCTGCACCAGTGAACACCTTTGCATTAGTCGTTTCAATGAAACGCACTTCGTCGATCTTACCAACTTCACCTGGCATGACGCCGGCTTGAGAAGGATAGTTTTCGACTGGCACGAATTCAGGATCAGATTTCAAATCGTACGTGGTGTTTGGATGAACGATACCGATGAAACATGAGTTCACTGGGATCGTGTCGATACCGGTGCTTGGATTGATCATCGAAGCAATTTTCATTGCATTCTGATTCTTCAACGTACGCACGGCTTCACGCACTTCCGCGGCAGACATCTTCATCGCTGAAGAGACCAAAGGGCGAGAGGTTGCAGTGGAAGCGTATTGAACAGAGGTACCTGCGACCATAACGTCACGGCACAACTGATCGAACGTATTACCGGCTTGTTGACCGAGAATATCATTCGTTTCCATCAAGATAGGATCTTCCGTTTCGGTTTCGAGTTCATCAGTCAAGGTAACGAAGTCACCATACTGAGCTACGACTGCGGACAAATCAGTGACAGCTAAAGAGCTACCTGCTGGAGTCTGGCCTTCCGTCAAAGCGGTGGTCGCTGCAGAGAGCAGACCGTAACGACGAAACTTAATCGTATCAGAAGAATTTTGTGGAATATCGCGAACCTGGCCGAACCAAGCGTGCACGAGATGTGGCTTGGCTTTTTCGAGCAATTGACGGTCGTAGAACGCAACTACATGCGTTACGACGGAACTGGTTGTATTAGGCATAATATTAGATTAAGCCCAACAGCACATTTACTTTTTGAGATGGCGTTCCCGAACTTCGCGTTCGTGAGCCGCTACCTCAGCGGAGGTGGCTTTTGTCCAATCCTTTGCTGGTGCTGTATGGGTACCGCGGTGACGGGAGCTAGGAGAAGCGTTTGAGAGCTTTTCTTTCATTTGTTTGTCAGCGACAAAACGAGAAATGATAGGCGTCTTGAGTGCTCGTTCCATAGTAACCCCGTTTGCACGCGCGTATTTTTGAATTTCGTTTACCATCTTACGAGGGATGTCGGAATGGTCAAGACGAAAGTTTGTGAGTTCATTGAGCTGACGAGCTTCCTCGACAGCCTCAGATGCTTTTGGTTGTGCTGCTTTCTTCGCTACAGGTTTCTTGTTCTCTGTTTTCCCGTAACCGGATTGCATGGCACGACGTTTCCAAATAGCTTTCTGCTTCAATGCGCTCTTTGATTTCTTGAGAAGATCCAAAGCTTTTGCGGCTTTGGCAGGGTCTTTCAAATCTTCTTCGGAAAAATTTTCATCTTCGTCGTCTTCATCCTGATCCCCTTCCTCACCATCGGTGTCTTGGTCGTCAGAGCCTTCCTCTTCATCGTCTAAGCTGAGTTCTTCATCATCCTCATCTTCTTCGATTTCATCATCAGTCTCTTGATCGTTATCCAATTCATCGTCCTGGTTTTGTTCGTCTTTCATATAGACAGTTCGTTTTTTATAAGTCTTTAGTGACTATTCATTTTTTATGGTCTTTTGTGACCGGAGTTAAACTTATTTCTTACCCTTGGAAACTACCTTTTTCTCTTTGCCAGAGCGCAAGGCTTTTGATTTCTTGCTGGTAGATGACAAGACACCTTTCGCGTTTGTCACTTTCCCAGAAGACTTCATGGATTTTTTCATAGAAGTATTATCTAAATGAATTATTCTTCCTCTCTCCGGCCAGAGGCTTTGTAAAGCTGATCTGATCGAAAATCATCTCAATCATATCATACGCACGAATGTGCGAACAAACCTGAAGGCCAATATTTCCTTTGTCCATATCAACATTACGCACGTCACGGAAATGCTCAAGGTAGGTTCCTAAGACACGCTTAAGTACTGACGCTTCGGATGAGTCGCTCATGAAGAACGACTCGAGAGTTTTCCTGTCCTGTTCTGAGACAGTTGGTATTTGGTTTCTAAGCATATATTTTTATTTACCCATCATCTTAGCCCCGACAGCGCCTGGCACGGCGGCGTTCGGATCAGCGTCGCCACTGTTCGCTGCAAATTTCTGCATGGCAGGTGAAGCCGCACCTGGTATACCTGCCATTGGATCAGGCGGTGCAGACGCGAATCCCGCCAGCCTCATCGGTGAAATGCCAGAAGATTCCAGGAGTTTCGCGACGATCCATTTCGTGTTCGGGTCTTGCATGATCATCGGATTACTCGAAATGATCTGCAAGACATTACCCAATGTCTCAACCTTCACCTGTGGGTCTTCCGTCTCGCCGGTTGGGTCGACAACAATCTGCACATTATCGAGGAATTCATCATCGAGAAAAGCTTGCTCGACTTTGATCTTCTTGTCGTTCGACTTCATTTGATCGGACAAGGCTTTCTCAGCAACTTTGAATTCATCTTCTGCTGGCAAATACCCTGTATCCAAAACGTATTTCTTCACCTGTTCGTATAGAACAGACTTACGATACGACGTCTGGAACGCTTCGAGTTCTTCTGTCGTGCCGATAAGCGACAGAACGTGCTCACTTGTGAGATGTTCATTCAGATCTTCAAGCACCCATTCTCGCACAACGTCTCCAACAAAAATACCACAATTCTCGCGAATGAAATCAAAGATTTTAGCTGCGCTCGTACCGAGCTGAGCGCCTAAACGGAATGGCGTAGCAGCCGGCATGGACTCACCAGTAACGACTTCTGGCGTATTACAGATACGATCTGCCAAAGCTTCAATCATTTGCATCTCATTCTGATACTGATTGAATGCACGGATCTCTGTCTGGATAGACTCAATAGGATGTGACGATTCGATAATGTCTCCATCCTGCACGTCTTGTAATAAATTCTTGTGCGATAACTGTCCGCGCGTCTGGAACAGATGAACTGACCCCAAGCGCAAAGCCATGAAGAATCGATTGACGAGTTCATTAGCACGGATCTGCAAAGGGATGAGCAGTTCCGTATTGCCAATGCCAAGCCAACGTCCTGGCGTCTTCCGCATGTGAACGTCTTTGTATGGAAAATTCTCTTCCTTGGCTTCTTCGCAAAAGAGTGTTCGAGCTGAAACGCTACCGTCAACACCACCCACAATCGCCATGACGTAAAGATTCTCTTTCAAATCACAATTCTCAGGACGGAACTTTTCAGGAAGATATTGACGAGGTATCCAACCCCAAACTTCATACACATCTTGTGACGGCAAAACGTCTGTCAGGCTGTATGATGCAGAATTGTCTACGCTCGCACCACTCTTCATGTACTGATCTTTCTTGACGGGAGATCCTTGTAATAGAAGCTTCACTTCCTCTTCATCCCAACCGTCAGCAATCTTGTCGTAGATTTCTTTCGCTGACATCACCATACGCTCAGCTACGATCTGAGATTCCTTTAAGCAGTCGACTGTTTGGTCGACGAGGAGGTCACGTAAATCGACGTTCTTGATAACTACCTTCCGTTCGACTTTACCGCGCTCTTTCTCTTCACAAATAACTTTTTTCCAGACAACTGAGCCAAACTTTGGGAGGTCTTCTGCAAGTTGATTCAGAGTCATGGCAAACTTTGCTTCACGCGCCCACTCACGAAGTTCCATGCGAAGGATCTCCGTCGCCCATTCCTTCCCATCAAGATCACTCGTCACGCGCAAATCCTTGGTATCGAGATCAATGTTTTTGGTTGAATGGGTATTACGGTGATTGATCAAGTTGTGGAAGAAACGATCGTTCCCATTCTCATCGATATCTCCACCTTCAAATTTTGAATTGATATAGAAATGAATTGTCTTCAGCATTTCGTACTGATTGAATAACAGGCCGGGCATCATTTCGATTTTGCGATCAATAAAGTTCTTCTTCATCTGAGACAGCAAATTTGCAATCGTGTTCGACGAAGCTTGCCCGATCTGCTGTTCGCCGCCGTACATCCCGGCTGTACCCTGCACATTCGTATTGGATTGCGTAGACATAATAGATTCCTGTCAAGTATAGCACGCGATTTTATTTATGCTTAGCGATACCGGCGTTCACCGGCCATCGTCTTCTCCCGCATCCGAGCCACACGATGTTCTGTTTGTGGATTTTTAATCGCAATATTCGCGAAGGCACGCATCTCGTACGCGATCGCGCATGCAATGAGAAGATCGAAGTGGCGCGTCGTTTTGCCTGTTTGAGCTGTCGTCGTCACAAGGTTATCGTCCTTCGCGTACATGCGGGCTTCTCGTAGAATGGTGATATCTGGAACGATGAGAGGATGTTCGTCAGACTCGAACGCCGCTTTGAGGCCAGCCATCATACGAGGTTTCGTGGCCGTTGTTGTCGCCCAGCCAAGACGTATCGTTTGCTTCACTTCTGCATAGCCTTTCATTTCGAATTGGTAGAGGTTTGGATAAATTTCTTTCAACTTCACACAAACAGTGTGACCGGTTCGATTGCTTTCAGGAGCAATGATACAGGTGCCGTACATATTCCCAATGCGCGCCAAATCGAATGCGAAGTTCACAGGGTCAATGAGGTTGCTCTTGTATGTCGCAACGACTTCATGGGTAGTGAAGTCGATGACGACTGCCGTAGACGAGTCGAGACCGACGCCATCGCTCACGTCAGCACCAATGCCATACATGTGGCCTCGTTTGTAGTAGGAATACACGACGAGATCTCCGTCTGTCCAAACAGGATCACGCACTTCGTCGCGCATCTTAATGTTTAATATATTCGGATCGAACTGTTTGTTTCCGGTCGACAAGAACGCTTCATCAGGAGTCGAGGGGTATTGCTCTTTCATGCGCCCTTTGAGGGAACTTTCTTTTTGGGCGTACCAATTCTTCTGCCGTTTATCAAGTTTGATTTTGTGGACAGACGACAGTTCTTCGAAGTATCTGGCAAGAGTTGCGGTTACTGGTACTTCGAAGTCTGAGCGATACGTCGCATCTTCGTACCATGGAAAGAAAAAGAATTTGTAATCCATCGGTGAAAGTTTTGCGAGATGCTCTGAGCCGGATGCTGAGAATGTATTTGATTTGTTTTGAGTTTCAATTTTCGTAGCTAACTCAAGAGCGTCAAGACACATTTGGTGGAAGTCATTGCCTTCACCTTCTGCCGTGCTTTCGATGAAGATGAGACCGCCATCATCAGGAACCGTCGGCAATGCAGACTTCTTGATATCGGCTGCTTTTTCAGGGGACTGCTTACAGAGAGGGCCATATTCAGAGATATGGAGACACTGGTAGGTGCCCGAGTGAAGTGTGGTTCCAACCTTAAAACTCGATCCATTTGACCAGGAGATCTCAGCACTGGAGTCAGAGTCAGATTTGAGATCAAGATGCTCTTTAAGCATTTTGGGAAATTTCTCCCAAGCAAAGTCAATCTTCCGGAAAATGTTTTTTGCGTTTTCGATTTTATCGGCAACGATCGCGGATGAAATGTTTTTCTTGAATAGACAATAATCAAGAAAAAACATCGCGATGAATGTCGACATCCCAAGCTGACGAGCTTTCAGAATAATGTTGCGGGAATGGAGGTTCTTCAGCAATTCTGTTTGAACGGGATTGAGTTTGAACTTCACGATGTCTCCGTGTTTATTTTGAATCCAGTATAGATTTTCAAGACGCCAAAGTGGATCGACGAGACGCGGATCAAGTTTGGATAGGCTTACATTTGCTTCATTTTCCATATTCGTGGAAGAGTAATTTGTTTATTGTTCAAACGACATCGGAGATGAAGCCTTTTCGATTTGATCAAGGAGACGGTTTACGTCAACACGACGCTCAGTGTTTTCAGTCTTTTGTCGCATCTTAGTTTCATTGGTTGCAACAAAGATTCCGAATTGGGAAGAGTATTCACCGGTAAGACCACCGCGGATCAGAGTCGTCTTGCTCGAGTCGCGGGACAGCTCTACAGCACGTGCCAGGGCGGGAAAGAATCTGGCACCATCCAAAATCTCCTGTTCGGTAAACCCAAGGAGATTGGAGGCTTCGGCCAGAGTTGGGAACGGAGCGCGATAGGGCTTCTGCTGCGAAAGCTGACGGCCGTCTGGCATTACAACAATTTCCGTATACGTCCCATCGAGAGGGCGGGTGAAGTATTCAACTAAGAATTCGGCAACCTTAAAAGCTTCCTCTGCAGTTGTGATCCCAGAATTGTGGAGGCGGTTCAGGAAATTCTTGCGCACATAGGTTGGGACAGGGGGGCAATGCGGGGAGGGAACAAACGAAAGGGGGACGAAGTCGGCCAGGGGGATACCAGTTAATGACGGCACGGGGATGAGGGGAGTTTTATTTTTTTCTGGAAAAATTTTTTCTGGGTTCGGGGGGAGAGTTTCATTTTTTTGAGGAAAAAATTTGGGAGGGGGGTATGAGTCGATTTTGCCCGCGCGCGCGAAACCCGGCGCATTGGACATAGGGGTATACCGGCTGGGGTTCTCAGCCTCGAGTCGCTCAG